ATCAATATTCTCTTGAACTGCTACACTTACATCATTACCTCTTAATCCTGTATACTTTGCAGTACAAACCAAATTACCTAGTGTAGCACTAGCTTTAACACCAGTATTAAGCCTATAAAGATAAACAGTAATAGAATTCCTTAATGCTTCCCGAATGTAAAACAATTGATTAGTTGGGGTAGATGCTGTTGCATAAGTATAGAGATTAGAATTAAATAGATCATAACCGCATAAATTCAAAAAATCAGATTCTTTATTAATTTCCACAACTGTTGCTTCAATGCCCCAATTCATAATGAGAGGTAAAGCACATACACCTCTATCCGAAACATTACCTAAAGTATCAGGAACAGATTTGAAATTTACATAAATTCCAGGTCTTACCTTATTTTGAGTTATCCAAGTTCCTCCAGCCATATTTTATACCTTCCTTTCTAAAAACAATTTTATTGTGTTCTCTGCTTCGCTGATACTGTATAAAGTATCTTTTTTTAGAATTGCTACTAATACATCTTTATTATAATTGGAAAATCTTTTACTATTTAAAATTTGATCTTTAGTATATTTTCCAACATTTGCTTTAACTTCATTTCCAACTTCATTTTTTTTCATTAAATATCCACCTTTATCTTAGTATTGATAACATAATCCACACCCATTTTAATATTAGTAACTGTAATCTTAGCTGAAGCAACTACATCAACAAAAAAGTGCAAAACATTATCTTGAATATCTGCTCTTTTATCCAATCCCCTTAAATATCCACCACTTAAATCAGTAAACAATTCTAGCTTTTCAAATAGATTTTCAGCCATTGCATGATATTGTTCATTTAAATTTACAGTGTTTTCATCTAAAAAATAATGAATATCAAACATATATTTGAATTTATAATGATTTTTTAACTCTTTAGTTGAATCTTGCTCAATTATTTTAACAAAAAAACAAGGTTCTACCATTCCTTGTTTAACTACCTCATCATAAATTTCATATAACGGATACAATGTTTTTAATGTTTTAATAATAGAATCTTTTATATTTGTAATTATCATAAAGCACCTACTAATTTATTTAGTCTTTTATCCCATTCTGTAGGAATAATATCTTGAATCTCCTTTAATGAAATAGTGGCCATAAATTTTCCCTCAACCCATGAAGTTTTAACACCCATCATAACCCCTGTTTGAGAATCAGGATTATAAATAAATCTATTACCTACCCATTTCCCAGGAACAAAATGCTTCTTAACTCTATGTCCAAATTCTACATAGGTAGCATATTCCAATGGATTCAACAAAGTAATTTCTAAATTAGATCCATTTTTCCTAATTTGTGATAATGCAAATTGTTTGCGAAGATCACCAGTTATTACAGGCGTTCTTTTCTTTGTCCTAGAAAGTGCCTTTAAAGCCATTTCATAAAAGAATTTCTCTATTTCAACATCTATAGTTAGTGACAACTTTTCAATTTTTTCTGCAAACTCTCTAAACTCTCTAAAGTCAAAAGGCATACTATCATCAACCTCCTTATGCTCTATCAAGTCTAAATAGAAGAAGTTCCTGATGTGTTAAATATGGGAATGGTTCTCCTGCTTCATATGTTTTAATTACTTTACCATTTCTTGTAACTTCAATTCTATCACCAGTTTTTATTTCAATATTAGGAGAACAAAATAATTTAATTTCATAGGAAATATTATTTTCAGTTTGTGTTTGACTTTGAATAGGAGAATTTAACTCCTTTTGGCTAATTCTGCATTTCATATTAGATATAGTTGGTGTTGAACCTACTCCAATTCTTGTTGCTCCTGCTGTGGTTGTTGTCTTACTATATCTAAAAACATTTGCTGTATCTGTATATAATTTCTCATATTGCTTCTTTAGGTAATCAATAGTGTTTGAATTCAACATCTAGATCACCTCGACAAACATGAAGGATTCTAACTCTGACATATTTTCTTCTAAATATCCAATGATATTTTTAGGATTACTTTTTACTTTAATATTGGTATCACCCATATTAATAGATTCCAATCCATCAGTAATATCATCTTTCATCTTTTTAACTATGATATCAACTACTAAATCAGCTAATTCAGTAGGAAAAGAAGATAAACCACAAATATTAATTATTCTTCGTTCTAATGCTAAAATATAATAATTAATAATTGCATCTTGGCTTGTATCTGCGATAGACAACAATAGTTTTACTGTTGTTAATATTTCTGCATTAGTCATTTTACCACCATCCTATTTGTACACAATCCATGCACTACCTGCTCCACCAAATGTTAATTTAATGGAAGTATTGCATTGAATAGGGGAATTTGAAAAATCAATACCTGTATTATTAATAACTGCCCATTTAGCAGTAGTATTATCTTTAAGTGTTACGTCATAAGCACCATTAACTAATATCCTTGCTACTTTACCTGCAATAGATTTAACTGTTTCTATTGTAGTTCCACTTGCTGTCACTAATACTGAATTCCAACCTTTATCTAAATTATTTTCTAATATTTCGGTTGTTCTTGCTTGACTCATTTAATTCACCAACTTTCTCTATAAACACACAAGATTATAAAAAGGTTTACCAAAAGTATATAAGTATACTAAAGTAAACCTTTTCAAATTACGTGTCTATTTCTATATTATCAATTATTAAACTGCATCTGCTACTGTATAAACCACTTGCAACATCATAGCAGGAGGGTTCGCCGTTGCGCCATTAGTGACGTTTAATACTAATTTCTCTCCTGCTGATAAAACTTTATATGTTGCATCAACAGTACCTAAAGAATTAACCGTTCCAGCATCAGGGAAAGCTGGGGAGGAATCCCAAGCTGTAGAAACAATTGAATTTGTTCCATCAGTTAATCCAACAAGACAATTATTAGAATCATCAATACCTACTGAAGTTCCCAATGGAATAATTGATGCACTCACCAAAGTTACATCAATACCTGCAGGAGCAAAGAATATTACTCTATCAGAAATATCAACTCCTGCACCCAAATCTTCAATTTGATAAGTAAAAATATGAGTTTTTGCAGTTGTAGCAACTTTTGCTAAGGTCACATTAGCATCTTTAATTTTAGCTGTTTCAATTGCATCAGTTGCAAGTTTAGCAACAGTAATAAAACTATCAGCCATTTTTGCTCTACCTGCTACATTTGCAGTCAATGCTCCATCTGCAATCTTAGCTGTTGCAATAGCACCGTCTGCTACCGTTCCAACAATAACTTCTTTACTATTTACTCCGTCATGATCATGACCTGCTGTGAGGCTAAAAATTGATTGAAAGAGTCTTTTCATTACTGGATTTCTTATTGAATTAAAATCATATGCCATTTTTATCACTTTCCTTTTCATAGTAGTTAAAGGATACCGACATTGTCTGTATCCTTTACATTAGTTCCTATGGACAAATTATTATTTCATTAATTAAGAAGTAGCTAGATTTGTAATCGTTCCATGGAGAAAACTTGGCCCATGTGCTAGACCAATTTGTCCAAAAATTTGTCCAGATTCGCTTGCGCCAGTTTTTGCAAGTTCTTCATAGAAAAGATTACCTTTTTCTGGAACTGGTTGGAATACAGGGGCAATAGCTGACATATCAAATAAACCAATAGTTCCTGCTGGCATAAAACGATGCGGATCAGCAATACCGATGTTCCCGAAGTCAGTTTCGATTTGCTTAATATTTACTCCAGCCACATTTCTATCAGTAGGGGCATATCCATAAATATTAGAAATTAATTGTTTCTGGAATCCACCACAAAATAGAACCATATTTTTAAAATACGCTCCATTATTAAACATTTCCAAAAGTAATGTGTCCATTAATTCTTTACTTAATTTAACTGCTGAAGCATCAACAGTATTGACAGTGCATAATGCAATCATACCTCTAGTTTTGTTTGCTACATTTGATGCAGTAGCAATTTGATAAACTCCAGTAAGAAACGTTTGCTCAACATCGCGAGCAATCTTTTCTAGTGCCATTGCAATCTGAAAATCTTTTTCAGAAATAACATTATTCGTTGCTCCTGCTGTATTAATACCTTCTAATCTAGCTGCATTGCTCATCTTTACATAAGAAACAGATACTTGTTCTTGAAAAATCTGTGTTACATTCTTGTCTTGACCTCTAACATAACTAATTGCTGTTGGTGCTGTGAGACTAGCTGTTTCGGTAATTGCTGGCTGTGCTGCTGTTTCATGAGAATACGTAGAATCTGTTGCAAACTCAAAATTTTGTGTCATCATTCCACCAGTTAATCCACCAATCATAGAAAGAAAAGGTGTATTTTTAACATCCGAAGTATAAAGTTCCCCAGTGTAATTTGGAAGGTTCCATACCGTACCTAAAGTTGTATTTGCCATTTTGAATCAATCTCCATTCTATTTATTTTTTATTTTGTAATGCTACAATCTTATTTTTTAGTGAAATAGCTAAAGGCATATTACTTGCTTTTAATGCTGATTGTCGTTCAATCTCTAATCCATCAATTTCGGAGTTACTTTGATTTCCACCCTTTGGAGGAGTGTGTGAACGATCTCCAATTCTTGCTTCTACTTGTTTCTGAACATATTCATTAAATACAGATTCAAAATTAGAAATATTACTATTCGTAGTTTCCAAATCAGAACCCAATAAATAGTCAATCAATTGTACTGGAATTTGCTTCTCTGTTGCTGTTTTTATTGCAGAATTTTGAAGTTCCTTTTTAAAGGTTTCTTTTTGCATTTGTTCAAGTTTCAATTCAAATTCTTTAATCTTCAAATCCTTTGGATCTGCTTGGGGAAATCTTTTAGTGATTTCAGTTTCTAATTCCTTTTGGAAATTATTAGTCTTCCATGTCTCTAAATGCTTATTTGCATGTTGATCCTTTGTACTATCCAACCAACTTTTTGCATCTTTATCTTCAGTTAAGAATTTTTGCACACCTTCAA